GTTGTGGTGGCAGGCGTTGGAACGGTTCGAGTTGGCGGTTGTCGAGAGAGCGTTTCGCTCCGTGATCGAAGACCCCGACAGCGGGCAGTTCATGCCGCGCCCGGCGAGCCTAATTCGCTGCATCGAGGGCGACTCGTCAGAGGCCTCCCTAGTCGCATGGGCTAGCCTTCTCGACGCCGTGCGCAGTTATGGCAGTTACAGACGGCCAGAACTTGACGGGCCGACCACGGCAGCCGTCGAAAGCATGGGCGGATGGTTGGCAATCTGTAACTCGCAGGAAAGCGATCTGCACTGGATGCAGCGCCGTTTCTCCGAGGCCTACAACGTGTACAGAGTGCGGGAAGAGCGAGAGGTAATAAACGAACTGCTTTCCTTCGACACTTCCGTTCCGAGGTTGGAATGACTAGCAAAGAAACATTTGGTCAGCGTTTCGTAACGCCTGACCCTGAGAAACTGCACCGTTATCTAAGACAAATCGCGGAAAGTATCAGAATTGGAAGCAGCTCCGACCCGAATGCATGGGCCTACGTGCTGAAAGAGCGCGAAGAATCCGGCGAGAGGCTGACTGAATTCCAGAAGAAGGCTTGGCGCGAGGTATGCAAGTGAGCACCGCGGCATATCTGGCGAGCGAGGCCGAGCACAGGCGGGCACTGAGGGTGTGCAAGTGATCTCATGCCTTGGCGGCGGAAGACCGGCTCCAGGATCAGACACCTGGGGCTGCAAGTCACGCGAGCACTGCGCGAACTACCTGTCCCGCGGCCAGCACCCCGTAGAGCGCCTGTGCGGGGCCAAGGAAGAGCCCGTGCACGGGAGGTGCGGGGTAGCTAGCCTAGCCACCACGCAATGCCTCCTAGCGCCTCTGTCACCAGTCGCTGCAATTCAGGGTCCGTTGCCGGACAACCGTGACACTCAGGCAGCTACCGCGCACAACGTGGGCGCAATGTAAGCGGTCACTAACATCTTGTCAATAGTTATCCCCACTTTATAAACAAGCGATGGCTCAATACCAGCAGGCTCATGTGTGCGGATTGCACTGCACCCTGCTCGAACTAGTGGACGGAACATCCGTATGTTCCTACTCCGAGGCGTGGCGTCACGAATGCGAAGCGCGGACAATCCTCGCCATGCGCTCCAACGAAGGCCGGCGCGGCGCATTGCTCGCAATCGCACGCCTACGCGGCAAGCAATCCGCAGACAGACTCCAGGACACCATGATCGATCTGAGTCGAAAGGCTGGGCACCAGAATGAGTGACCCCGTCGAATTCACCGTCCCGGGCCCGGTGTGGGACTACGCAAGGCGGGTGGCATGAGCGCAAGGCTGTTCGTCCTCGCACATCCAGAAGCCCGCCGTCGTGCGCTGGCAGCCGTGGCCGAGGCACCGGGTGGGCATTGCGTCAGGATCAGCGAACCCAAGCGCACAGACGGCCAGAACGAACGGTTCCACGCCATCGTGGGCGATATTGCCAAGAGCGCGATGACGTGGGCCGGCAAGCAACGAACCGCTGCCGAATGGAAAGTTCTGATCGTGAGTGCCCATTCAACCGCGACGCGCCAGGGTTCGGAGATGGTGCCGGGTATCGAAGGCGAATTCGTGAACCTGCGAGAGAGTACGGCACTGATGAGCGTCAAGCGCGGGGCAAGCCTGATCGAATACGCAACGGCTTTCGCGCTCAGTAATGGCGTAACGTTGCATGACCCGCAGTTTGAGGTGGAGGCATGACCCGCAAACTGATAGCCGCAATTGACCCAGGGGTGAATACTGGTGTCGCAGTATGGGACAAGGTTGATCGTCGGCTCACGCTAGTCACCAGCATGGGCATCATCGAGGCGATGCAGACGGTTCGCGTCATGTGGGAGTTCGGCTCGCTGCATAGCGTAGTATTCGAGGACGCGCGACTTCGCCGATGGTTCGGTGAGAAAGGACGTGAGGCTCTGATGGGCGCTGGTTCTATCAAACGCGACTGTTCGATCTGGCTCGAGTTCCTGGGTACTCTTTCAGGGCTACCATACAAGGCAGTCTCGCCACAGAACAAGGGGCGCAAGCTCGACGCCTCTGCGTTCAAGAGGTTGACCGGATGGGACGGTCGGACAAACGAGCATGGCCGCGATGCTGCAATGCTAATATTCGGGATCTGAGAATGCTAGACTTCAACCCCCACAACTACCAGGAACAACCAGAATGAGTATCAATGACCTGATCGCAAAGGCGAAAGAACTCGAAGACCTGCAACGCGTCATCGCAGAGAAGATCGAAGTCGCCCTTGCGAAGTCTGTCGCAGTAGACGCGATCAAGGCGCAAATGCAAGCGGCCGGCGTGACGATAGAAGACCTCGGCTATGGCAGCATCAAGCCCGCAACAGCCAAGCCCGCCACCATCAAGGCCAGCACCAGCCGCAAGGGACAACGCATCGAACCGAAGTACAGGGGGCCGAACGGCGAGACCTGGAGTGCCAGGGGCCTTAAACCCAGGTGGCTCAAGGCCGCACTCGCTGGCGGCGCAACGCTCGAACAGTTCAAGATCGCAGCCTGAAGTGAGCATTAAACCGGGCCCAAAGCCCACGGCAAGCCGGCAACACCGCTATCATGGTCGGCAGTCACTTGACGCGGATCAGCACCGGCACAATCCTTTCTGTGGGCCGGCAAGCGGCGGGCAGTGGCACTGAGCGAACACTGATATGCCACGGCAAAGCAAGCGGACGCCAGAACTTGAGGCTGAAGTACTCGCGCGCTTGTCTGCTGGCGAGCCGCTGGCGAATATCTGTCGCGACGAGCACATGCCGCACATGAGCACATGGCGACAATGGTGCAGAGCCGACGAAATATTAGACATCGCGCACGGGCGCGCGAGAGATGACGGGTTCGACGCCATCGCAGCAGATACCTTAGAGATTGCCGACGACGACCGCCGAGATTGGGAGGCGTTGACTGACGCAGACGGTAACGTGACCGGCATCCGCGTTGATGGCGAGCACGTCACGCGTTCAAAACTCAGGATCGAAACCCGGCTCAAGCTGCTGGCGAAGTGGGACCCCAAGCGATACGGCGACCGGATGACGCACGCAGGCGACCCTGACGCGCCGCTGAATCCTCGCCCGCTGGCTGGGGTGAGCACGCAAGACCTGACCGCGGCCCTTGCACGCCTGGGCCTGGGCGATGCAGAGCCTGGCTGACAAAGCAGCAGCGCGGGAGGTTGTCTTAGAACTGGCGAGGCGCGACTTGTGCATGTTCGCTGCGCGCGTCCCGGTCCCCGGATCCCCGCTGATAGATGCTGACGACGATGCGCGAATACCGCTGATCGAGACGCATCAGGCGAAGCACCATCAGTTGATCCTGCGCGAGATGCAGCAGTGCATGGAGACCCCGCACGGCCGGCTGATGATCATGGCTCCTCCTGGTAGTGCAAAGAGCACCTATGCCAGTGTCGTGGCGCCGACGTGGTTTCTGGGCACGCAACGCGACCGCAGAGTCATCCTGGCGAGCTACGGCGATGACCTGGCACGAAGACACGGCAGGCGCACCAGGCAGTTACTGCGCAGCCCGGAGGTAGCGGAGATATTGCAATGCGGGCTTGAGGCTGATTCACGGGCCGCTGATGAGTTCGGCCTGACGAATGGGTCGGAGTACATTGCCTGCGGCGTCATGGGCGGCGTGACTGGCAACCGGGCGCACGGGATCGTGATCGATGACCCGGTGAAGGGTCGCGAGCAAGCGGACAGCCAGACAATCAGGGATCGGACGTTCGAGGCATACGAGGACGACCTGTTGACCCGCTTGATTCCCGGCGGATGGGTGGTCATCATCAATACGCGGTGGCATGAGGACGATGTTTGCGGCCGCATCCTGCCATCTGATTGGGCTGGCGGGTCAGGTGACATCATGTGCCGAGATGGCAACGTGTGGCGCGTGCTGTGCCTGCAGGCTGAGTGCCAGACGCAGAGCGATCCTCTGCACCGTCCTATCGGCGGCATGCTGTGGCCCGAGTGGTTTGACGATAAGCACTGGTCGCATTTCAGGCTCAACCGGCGCACGTGGTCGAGCCTGTATCAGCAGCGGCCGGCGCCTGACGAGGGCATCCTGTTTCGACGCGACGACATGATGCGCTATGAAAAGGCGCCAGACGGTTTGCGCATCATCTCGGCCAGCGACCACGCTGTGACACCGGATGGCGGAGACTGGACAGAGCACGGCATTGCAGGGCTTGCACCAGATGGCGCGATCTATCTCCTGGACTGGTGGCGCGGCCAGACCGGGCCTGAGGAGTGGATCGAGCGCATGATTGACATGGTGATCCGGTGGAAGCCGCTGAAGTGGTTCGGCGAAACCGGGCCAATTAGGCGTGCGACCGAGGGCCGGATTCGTCAGCGATTGATTGATCGACAGTCCAAGGTGGCGCTAGAGTGGTTGCCCCACATCGGCGACAAGCCCACGAAAGCGCAAAGCATTATCGCCACTTCGGGCATGGGCCGGCTGTTCTGGCCGCGTGCTGCGTGGGTTGCCGAACTGCAGCGGCAGTGCCTGGTGTTTCCGGCTGGCTCGCCAGATGACGGCGTGGATACGCTGGGCATGATCGGGCGGGGCGCTGACACTCTCGGCCGACCGGTGGCTGATGCAAAGCCGCGCAAACAGCCTGCCATCGCCGGCTCGTGGATGGGTTGACTGTGGTATTGTGTGTGCGCGCTCACTTAGGTACACTTTGCACCCATGATCGAGATTGCGCAGGAAATCCCGGCCGTGATGCGCTTTTCGCGTGATGTCGAATACACCTTCCGCCGTGGCCCGAACGCGGGCCGCGCGCTCAAGTACATCGGTCCTGGCGAAGGATCGTTCGCGGAGTTCGTGAAGGTCACGACTGCAGACGGGAGACCCTTTGGCGCACCCGAGGGCAACCGCGACGGGCACTGTCTCTCTGTGTGCAAGCCCGCTGATCTGGTGGTCAAGTGAAGGT